TAGAAAGCGCTGCTTGGTGCTGAGCTCGCGGCGTTGGGTTGCGGGTGCGGCCACGTTCTATTGCCCGAGTAACGTGGTTTTGCCCAGCATGAGCTGGTTGTTCTCGATGCCGGTGGGGCCGGTGAGCAGTGTGCTGGAGGCCATGCCTCCTGCCTGCGCGGCCTTCTTGCGAGCCGTGGAGGTGGAGCCGAAGGCGCCCTGCTCCACTTGCTTCACCTCTTGGGGCTTCTGCACCTCGGCCACCGCGGGTGCTTTTGGGGTGTCAAATACGCACATCGGGTGCTCCACTGGTCAGAATGCCGCGACTTTAGCGGCTGGCCGTGGAGTTATGCGCTCAGGCTAGAACCCTTGCAGCGGATCGTAATCCAGCACCGTGGCCCGGCTGGCGCCCTTGGCCTTCTGGATCTTGGCCAGGTTGGGTGTGTCCAGTTGCGCAAGGATCAGCGCGCTGGCCTTGTCAGGGCTGCGACCAATGCGCTTGACGATCTCCTCGCGGCTCTCAACGCAGACCCGCATGCCCTGCATTGACCACTTGGGGGCGGCCAAATCAGCCAGCAGCCCCGGGTTGACTGTCTCAGGTGGCAGCGCGATGCCGGTGTCGTTCTCTGGGTCAAGCAGTTCGCGGAACTGCCACCAGAGCTGTGACCGTTGGTTCATGAAACGCAGCCGGCCAGACTTGTCGGTGGCGGTAGACGCCTCGGACACGTTGACGCCAATCACCTGGATGTTGGCCTCGCGCATCAGGTCGTAGGGGCTGGCCCCAACGCCGATCACGTCAATGTGCACGGGTGCAGAGTTGCGGCGTACTGCAACCACCTGGCCCACGACGTGCTGGCCGCTGGGTGTTTCCTTGCCGGGGATCTCGACCAGCTTGTCGTACCAGTTGCCGTGCCGTGGGGCCAGTACTGTGGAGTCTGCGCCACCGCGCGCCACGTCCACGCCAATGCTGTCCATCTCGCCCTTGGGGCTGCGCGGTGTCCACCGCGCCTGTGCCGCTTCGATCCATGCGGTGGGGATGGTCTGGAATGCGTCGTCCTTCATGCCCGCTTCAAACGACCCCAGCAGCATCTGGCTGCGCAGTGGCTCAGGCAATGCCTGCAGCACGGACATGTAGCCGGTGCCGCTCAAGTAGGGGTTGTCGCTGATGCGTGAGGGGATAAACGTACGGCTCTGGGGTGTGACGATCTCCTGGGGCTCGTACTCCAACGGGTCGAAGTCGAACACTGGTTCGCCATTCACGATCACGAACTGCTCAGGGCCATCGACCCAGATGTCACGCGATACGCCATTCTCTCCAGGCACCACGCCGACATAGCGGATCTCGCCAGGCAATGCGCGCTTGCCGTTGAACCGCTTGTCAATCCATGGGGCGAAGTATTGGAGTACCCAACGCCCTTCTGCTGATGTTGGTGGGTTGAACGTGAGCAGCGTCTGGCACCGCTGGCCGGGCGTAGTGCTGCGGTTCCAACCCATAAGGAAGCGGACTTGCTGCTCGGCGAAATTGGCAGCCTCGTCGAATACCAGCAGCGAGTGCGGACGCCCTTGCATCTTGCGCTCGTCGCCAATGTTGGGGGCAGAGCCGAATTCGATCTGCCTGTCAGGTAGACGCAGGATGCGCTCCTGGCCGTTGTAGCCGTCGCGCGACCCCACCATGTTCAGCGCCTCGTCGACGATAGCCGTCAGCTCGGTGCCGTTGCGCCGCATGATCAGTGTCTTGTCGAACTGAGTTAGGGCTTTGCCAACTGCAAGAAACGACTTGCCGCCCCCTGCAGCCCCGCCAAAACCAACAACGTCGGCGATGCTGTTGTAGGCCATTGTCTGGGGGCCAGCCACAGGGCTGAATGGCCTATCCCTGATGTCTGCGCGCACAAGCTCGTCAAGCTCTTCTCGCTCTTCCGGTGTGAGATACCTCTGCAGTTCTGCCAGTTCCTTTGCCTTCATAGCCTGTTGCCCTTGCGCGCGTTGTCCAGTGCAGGTATGACCCGCAGGTTGTTCTCCACGTGGAGGCCGGACACGTTCTTGCCTTGTAGCGGGATGATATGGTCCACCTCAACATCATGCCCCTGCGCGCGCAGGGCTGCGGCTTCCGCATACACCTTGCGGATGGCATCGCGGTTAGCCCATGGTGGCAACGCGCGGCCTTTGGCTGCACGTTTTCTCGCACCTATTGCGGCGGCCGCTGCAGGGTTGTTGCGTTGCCACGCACTGGCGTTAGCCCTGTGCGCCTCGGGGTTCGCTTTGCGCCAATCACGTGCACGTTGCCTGTTCTCTTCGGCGTTGGCGCGAGTGCGTGCCAAGCTGGCGGCCTTCACGCGAGAAGCGTACGCAGGGTCTGTGGCGTACGCGCGATTAGCCCTTTCTCTTGCCTGTTCGCGCAGTACATCAGCGTTGCGTTGGTAGCGAGCCTTGTCACCGGCTGCTTTGCACTCCTTACATGCGCTGACCCGGCCAGAGGCTTTGTGCTTGTCGAGGCCGAAGCACTCAAGCAGCTTTACGTGGTGGCACTTCGTGCACTTGAGATGCGTCACCCCAGGTCCTGGCGCGTACGGGCCAGCTCCAGCAGTGCCGCAATTCGAGCAGCCTTTTTGGTTTCGTCAAGCAACGCCACGGGCCCACCGTTGGCTCCTGTGATCTCCTGCTTATCGCCGTAGACGGCACGGCGTCGGCCCTTGAGCACAAACTGCAACAGACTGTCGCTGTGCTTCTTGACCGTCAGGGGTACGGGCTGGCCGTTGGCGTCAAGCACAGGGCTGTAGGTCTCCTTGCCCTCCGCATCCACCGTGCGCTGGTAGGCCCAGGCAAGGCGGCCCTTGTCGATGACCGGTTCGCTCCAGCCGTCAACTGCACGGCTGTAGGCTGCTTGCTCTGCCCGGTCGATGCCAGCCTCCATGGCCCCTTCCCAGGCTGCAGCGAACTCCTCGTCCTTCTCACGTGCGCGCCATGCGGTGGTGCGGTCAACACCAGCAGCATCGCACGCATGGCGAATCACCGGCATGTTACGCAGCGCTGCCAGGAAGACGGGTTTCCAGTCGATTGGTTTTGGGGCCATGGGCGCACTGTAATGGGGCTGGGTTGATTTATGCGCTCTTGCGATAGGCCACAGGGACCTGACCCCTGGTTCGAGCTGAGCACACATCACGCACCGTGCTTTTGCTGACCGTGACGCCGTCGTCGAACTTACCAGCGATTTCGCTGAAGCTCAGACCAGCCTCTCGGAGGTAGAGGATCAGGTCGATGTCAGCGTCCGAGAGCTTTGCGCGATGGTGTGATTCACCAACCCTGTAGCCCTTGGCGTTGACGCCTATTTTGGCTACTTGCAATTTATTACCAGCGGTTTGGCCTTGGTTTTTCATCTTGCAATTTCCTACCAGTTGAGCACGAAAAACCTAGACCAAGTGCAACACACACACGCTCTCTTAGAGAGCGCGTGCGTTGCGTTGCAGCTTTTGGCCTTTTGCAACACTGCAACACGGTGCACGTTGCACCAAACGTTGCATGTTGCAGGCCAAGTGGTAAAAGTTTGCATGCTAAAAATCACACGATGCTCAAAGTGTTGTCTTCCTTGTCCCAGTAGTACGGGGCTGTATCCCCATCGCTCAGGGTCTCAAGGGCGCGGCGCGCACGCTGCCTGCGCGTGTCGCGCTTACGGTCTTCGGGAGGGTCCATACGCTTCGCAGCCTCCTTTAGTACCGCATCAACCTCTATGCCAGCAGTCTGGAACTCAGCCATCTCACCCACCACAGCGGCCACAACCTTCTCCACTGGGCCCATCGGTTTCGCGTTGGCGCTGGTAGCGCCGGCCAGATTGATCTCGGCCTCCTTGATCACGCAACTGGTCACAGGGTCGCCGTCCTCGTCCTGGCCCAGCTCGACCACGTCAAGGTCAAAGCCCCACATGGCATCGTCTTCGCCGTCCTTCTGCTTACTGGTGCGCAGGACCCGGCCATTAGGCAAGCGCAGCACTTCAAACTCCGCGTCAGCAGCAGCACGTAACCCTGACCAGCCCCGGGCGCCCTTGGTGGCGTCCTTGCCAGCGTGGTGAATCAGGATCACCAAGCCACCCGTGGCGCGGTGTAGGCCCTTGCAGTGGGCCAGGGCCATACCCATGTCCTTGCCGC